AAATACATTGTTTTTTCTACATAGTTACCATTAGGTAATCTGTATCTACCATTTTTTTCTTCGACGGCATCTGTAGGTATATCTAAATGAGTTCCTACTGGAGCAGCTGCGCTATCTCCTCTTTCTTGCCATTCCGGAAATCTAGTTTGAGTATGAGCAACAACTATATCTAGTCCCTTCTCACCATCAATTAAATTTCCAAAACTACCAGAATAGATCATTCCAGGTTTTGCACCTTCAACGTATTTTGCGTTTCTTGAGTTACATTCAGGTGATAACTGATGAAGTATTTTTAAAATCGGTGTTGATACATCATCCGATCTTAACTCTTCAGTTCCTTTACCTGAATCAGCTCTTAGGTTAATTGTAGATAATGCACCTGCATTATCTTTCTTTACGATTGTACTTTCTGTACTCATATATGTCTCCTATTATTTAATCGTTATTATTTATTTTTTAATTTAGTTTGATTTCCATCAAACGTACTAAATAGATCAGTAGGAATTTCATTACCCTTTTCTTTGAAATCCTTCATCACTACTGTGAGTGAAGCGTGGTGAACCTTCTCGTCTTGAGTTGGTTCATAGCCACGCTCCCTCGCAAGGCCAGCATATTCGACAGCCTTGTTATCTTCGCCTTGGCCAAATGTTACTGTAATATTATTTTTTACAATATCACCTAAGCCATTGTCTCGAAGCCATTGTATCGCCTCCGGTTTTTTATCCGCTCTCATTGAGGCACTATAAATTTGTTTGATTGTAAGTTCAGAACCATCCTGTAGTTTTAAACTTTTTAAATTCATGTCTTCCATTAATTTTGGAATAACCATGCAACTATAATATTTTTCGTCTTCTTTTAAATCTTTAACTTGATCCTCTAATGTTTTAATTCTAAATTGTAAAGATTTTAATTTCTCAACTTCTTCTGATAATTTTTTAGGATCAATAACATCTGATTGATCGGGTGCATCTGCTCTTAAATTTATATCCATAATATTTCCTTTCATAAAAGGTATATAGGATTAT